TAAATTTAATTCTCAATAAAATCAATAACATACCAAATAATCAAAAAAACCTCTTGCATTACCGACAAAATGGCGGTAATATACACACATCGGCAGACAACACAGACCGCCGAAACATGATTAACCACTGACCGCCTTCGGGCGGATAGGAGCAAAAAATGGACGTTACTGTTTTACAAGCAAAAATGGATAGAGAGGCTGCAATCGCACGCGAGTTAAACGATACCCCGATTACAGAGGGCAGCCCGAAACAGATTGATTGGGCTATGGATATTAGATGGCGCAAAGCAGACGCAGCCGCAAAAGTTATTCGCCAAATCGAGGACAATAAACTAGATGCCCCAGAAATGACGGCAAAACAACAAAAAATCATTGATTTTTATAAACAAACGTTTGCCAATAATTCTGCAAAATTTTGGATTGACAATGATTGCACATCTTTTGATGCACACTGGATTCAAAACCACCAAGCCGAAATTTTTAAATGATATTTAATTTGCCGCCTTCGGGCGGCGGAAAGGTTAAAAAATGAAATACGCAAAAGCTAAAGTATTGGCAAAAATAGGGCAATATCATTTTACTTTTGAGACGCTTTGGAAAAAGTTGCCTAAAGAACTGATCGAAAAATCAACAGCTAAGAATCTCGCCATTATTATTGATTTGATGTATGAGCAAAAAGAATATGGTCATACGGAGGCATGGAGAGAGTTATCATCATAACAAAGTTATTGACAGGGTAAGTTTAAAGGCTTAAGATTTACCCTGTTCTCCAGCCAAAAGCGCTGAGTGTTGAAACCATAGAGCTATTTTAAAAAGCTTTAATTTAAGTATTGAATCAGCCGCTTCGGCGGCTGCGTGTTGAAACCATAGGGCTATCTTAATGATAGCAAACCAAGCAAAAGCCGCCTGATTTACTCAAGCGGCTTTTGTTTTATCGGAGGCATTATGGCAAAAGGTAGGACGAGCATTACAGAGCGGCTCAAAAAGAGCCAAAAACGAGAGTCGCGCCGAGAAATGGCGCACGAATGGGCGGATAAATGGGAGCAGGATTATTTAAGCCTACTATCTCAAATCAAGCAGGCAATCAGCAAAGGGCATGATGACGACCTTATCGACATATTTGCCGATCTGCGGGCTTTGCAGCAGCCCAAGTTCGCGGCATTGCATCGAGTGATTGACGAGTTAATAAACCCAACAAGGGAGCTTATAGATGATTGATAACGCCGAATTAGGCTATACGCCTGCGAACCTCAAGACATTACGCCAAAAATACAACCTGACGCAACAGGCTACCGCCGATCTGTTAGAGGTAAATATATCAGCACTCCAGCGGTGGGAGACTGACGTAGGACAAAAGAGTCATCGTGATATGCCGCATACTAAATGGCTGGCGCTATTGGAGCATCTTAAAAGTTGAAATGAGAATAGGCCGTCTGAATTTCAGACGGCCTTTGTTTTTAAATTGAATCATAATCTTTACGAACCTGCGCCCCGCCATCACGCCCAATCAATTCTTTTTTCATGACAGGATATGCAAACGAGATAACCAACGCATCGGCTCGGTTTGGGCTTGGTACACCGCGCGACTTCATTTCTTTCTTGGACTCAATCTGTATTTTCCCATCAACACGCGGGACAAGTTCAGGAGCCTGCAATTCATCACGCAACATTGGGTCGTCAGGGATAGACCCGCCATTCTTCAGCCAATCACGCGCCGCTTTCCACATTTCCGCGCGCTTGTTGTAGCAGCCTGCATCATTAGACTTACCAGCAAACCACACCAACGTCCAATCACGCCCCAATCCTTGCCCCGCTGATTTAATGCCGGTACCAAAACCCGCATCAATAAATACCGCGTCCGCCTTATGCTCGTCTTCGTGCCGTGCGATTTTTTGCGCGGCAATCAGGTCGTTATCGTTTTTCTGGAACGTCTCAAGGATTTTAAACACCAAACCTTGACGCATCGCAATCACAAATTCGTCGTCGCCCTCCCACGCCGGATCAACCGTGATGATTTTCGGCGCAAACTCATATTGCGATTTGGGGATATGCTTGCCATACCCTGCCGACACATCCGCCTCCGAGATAAACTGACGGGCAGACATTGACGGAAACATACCGCGCACGCGGATTTTGAAAAAGTCCGACTCTTCGCCGTAGTCCTCCGCCCATTTTTGCATCTGCGCCTTATTCGTCCCTTCGACCGTGCGGCTGTCAATTTGATAGGTTATCCACCGATGCTTATACCGGCGGAAGCATTCGCGGAATCGCCCGATATTTCGCGTCGGGTTCCCAAAGGCAAGCCAAATAATTTCCGTGTCCTCGTCGGTCAGCGCACCTTCGGCAACCTCCCACACCTTATCCGCAATCGCCGACGCCTCGTCAAACACCAGCATAATGCGCTTGCCCTTATTGTGCAGGCCTGCGAACGCCTCCGTATTATGCTCGGACCACGGCACAAAGTCAGCCCGCCACGTCTTGGTATTCAGACGGTCTTTAGCCGTGATACTCATAACCGCGTCGTTAAACCAATCCGCCGTGATACCCAACCGCTGCCACTTACCCACTTCAGGCGCGGTTTTGGTGCGCAACTGCGTCTCCGTATTACTCGTGATGACGACCTTACTGTCTTCGCACGTTGATAACGCCCAATTAATCAGCATCCCAATTTCTGCCGACTTGCCGATACCGTGGCCGCTCGCAACCGCAATCATCAACGGCATATGGCGCGTTTCGGGATTGGACAGATGGTTTTTCACATCCTCCATGATTTTCGCCTGCCACGCGCGCGGCGACTTATACCCCTCAAGTTCGCCGTTATCCCAATCATAGGCAAACATCACCCAAGACAGCGGGTCATGCTGATACGCGACGGCGGCTTCGATAATTTGGCTGTTTAGGTCTGTCATTTCAAACGCGCCTTTGCCCGTGCTATACGTTCCGCCAGTGTTTCATCGACTGACACCTCGACTTTATCCTTAAACATCCCCAAATGACGGGCGATACTGTCCAGTGCGGCTTTACTGCTCGACAGTTTGAGTTTCGATATCTTTACGGCGATTTCCCCATCCGTCTCCGTTACGTCAAGACCATCGACCGCCAAAGCCATTTCGCGCGTCCATTCGCTCACAGGGCGCAGGCGGCCGGCGTCGTCAAAAAACGCGCGCTTATCCACATCGGCGATGGCTGCCCATCGCTGCAACACCCAGTCTTGTGTAATTTCCGTCCGTTCAGACAGGCTTTCACGCGCCTTACGGACAGCTTCTGCAACCTCCGGTTTTTTAAGCAGGCGTGATGCGGTTTCACGCGCCGACGATTCTGAATATCCCGCAGCCCGCGCCGCCCGCGCCCCGTTCATATCAATCAAATATTCTTCAACGAATCGTTTTTGTTGTTCAGTCAGCATTTAATTTTTTCCATTTAACTTTAATCACATTGCGAATTTCACAGCGGCAGATGCGCCCAATCGTTTCGGGCGAACAATCAAAACTCCGCGCCAAAATATGATAATTGACACCCTGTTCATTAAGCCGCCTGATTATCTCAACCTCTTTATCCGTCAACTTAGACCGCCCATGCGATTCCCCGCATCGCCTGCCTGTTTCCTCATTGCACTGCACCAGCATTTAAAACTCCCAAATTATGCCAAATTCCCCGGCCGCCCACGATTGCAGGCGGTTTTGATAGTCTGTCATCTCAGCCGTGTTAAGCGTCGTCGTACTTATCGGCGTTTTGACTTCTGTCCCGTCAGGCATGGCTTTAATATCAAAGCCCAGTAACACGCCTTTGCAATACTCGTGCCACGTTTCCGCGCTATACCGCCTGCCGTTGACCCACGCTTTATCCGACAACTCCGCGTAAATTTTCCACAAGCGGCGGTTCTGCTCGACGCTCCGTTTGGATTTATGCGGGCGGATCGTGATGTCGAGATTGCCGTTTTCAAACCACCCATTCAGGTTGTCCCAAATCGACCGCATGACTTCATTTTTGTTTTCGGGCGTCAGTCTGAATTTCGCTTCATTCATTTCAGACGACCTTTCACGTTGATAATCCCCAATTCTTCAAGTCGGCGCATGGTGCGGAACTGCGACCGGCGCATATAAAACTCTTTGTCTTCGCGGCTCAACTTGATATGCGACCGACCATCTATCACGTCATGACAGGCACTACACCCAAAGCCGCCGCTCAAGTCATCGCTTTTCAACCCCATGCCGTGCGTTTCGCTTGGGAAATGGCAAAAGACGACGGTTTCGGGGTTGTAATTACACACGCCTGCGATGTTGAGTGTGCATTGCTCGCCTTTAGCGGCTTTTCTGATTGCGCTCATTCCAACTCCTCAACCTTTACTACCAGTCCCCCGCCTGCGACCGGCTCGTTTCCATACTCAGCGACAATGCGTCTGACCTGATTGTCGTTTTCGTAGGCGACGCCCTGTAATGCGTCCAAACAGACTTTTAGGCAGTTATCCAAATCCAAGCAGACTTTGCTTGCCGACCCGTCCTTGTTCGCCTTTGGGATTAACTGGACTGTCAGACTTACCGTCTTATCGGTCGGTTTGATACCGTTTTCAGCGGCGATGGCGGCAACCCGCGCCTTGTATGCCACCGCCTCCTTGCTGACGATTTGACGGTTGCGGAACGTCCGCCAATATCGGTTAGTGCTGATAGGGTAGGGTAAACTTAAAACTGCCATTTCAACCCCAATTCTTCATAAACTCGTTTAGCTGCGCCCGTGTTCCAGTAGGCAGGGCTTAAAAGCGGAAATTCCTGATTTGCCTTTCGTGCGGCTTCGCGCATTGAGATACTCACATCAACAGCTTCCCGATTCTTAATTCATCCCGTTTTCGCTTCAGAATTTCCTTGTTTCTTTCTCGGTAATATTTGTTCTCTATGCTCACGCACTCTTTGCATTTGGACTTAAACGTACTGTTCCCATAGGCATCCAAGCCGCTTTTGTGAAACTCGCTCAACGGCTTTTCTTCGCTGCACCTAGCACACACTTTCGTCATT